CGCATTTCGCCCTTGAGCCACAGGACGATATCGAAATCTGTAATATCGACGACGTCATCACGATCTAGCTTCTGCTTCTTATAGATCGTGCTTGGTGCCGTGGTCCGCTTCGAAACGCCGAACCACTCTTCCTTCTTAAAGCTACCCTTGATGTAGCCGCGTGCGCGAGCCTCATCGAAGGTAATATCCGCGACCAGAGACTTGATTCGAGAGAATGGCGAGTGTCGAGTTCCATTGATAACACTGGAAACCCACTCGACCCTTCGAGAGTCGAACTCTGGAGTATCGGTTACTGAACGGGCATCCGGGAAGAGGACCTCGATGTTGTCGATGCCGTGCTTGAGCGCATAAGACTCAACGGCCTCTCGCAGTGATCCTGTTCGCTGAGCATCACCGACGATCTCACGGACCGCGTCATGCGTCAGGACGTGCTCTTCCTCTTTGCCTCCGTTCTCCTGTTCGAAGACGTTGCGCTTCATGCGTCGTCCTTCCCCTTCACTATTGGCATCATGGACAATTTCTTTATCTTCATCAGGCTCCGGATCCTTCTTCTCAGAATCGTCTGTCGCACTCTGCTTTAGCTCTGCCATGTGCTGCGCAAGAGCCGTACCAACCATATAGTGGACGACTTCCTTCTGCTCCGGAGTCATTGAATCGTAAACTTCCTGAACTGTTGGATCCTCTTCGGAATGGACTACGACTTCTTCCTCTTCGTCCTTCTTCTCTTCGTCCTTCTTCTCTTCTTCAGTATCCGAAGATCCTCCATCAGCATGATGAAGTTCCAAACCAGTATAGATAATTGCTTCATCTTCCAGTGTAACCATATCGCCATCGGCGTGAGCAAGCGTAACGTTATCGATCAGCGCGCCGGGATTAGCACCCGACAACACCAAACTCAATTCACGAATAAAGCCGTGGAGAACCTGCTTGGCCTTCTCGGTGAGCTGATTGGCGTAGATAGATAGCGACCTAATGTCTCCGTGCTGCACTAGAGTCTTAGCATTCTGCGCCTGCTCAGTGTCATTGAAGAATCCATACGCATAGATACCGTCTTCACGATGCTCGAGTGTTGCATAACCTAGCACATTGCTGGGCTCATTGTGACCATGCTGCCAGACGAGTGGAACTGTTTCTTTATCCTGATGTTTGAACGCATCAGGTGTAATCGTCCGGCCATCGGTGCACCTAAGACCAGCCTTCGTGGCGTAGCCGCTAAAATCAGGCTTCGCTTCCCCGTCACCAGAGTGCATAAGACTGCCACCAATGATCAGAGGTTCGAAGTCAGGCTTAGCCTCAGCTCCCATTTTGACTTGTCCTCCTAACTACTTCTGTCAGAACCGGATCTTCTTTCGGTACAACTCCGTTAGTAGTCCCGTTATCTGTTGCTTTGCTCAAAGGCATGTTACTGTTGACCAACTGATCAGCCTTCGGATCGGGGTGCGGAGCCATACCAACAACCTGTCGCATCTCGTTTGACGTCATAATTTCGTTTCGAGTAAACTTATCAGCAATCTCAGCAATGTTCTCGATCGGAACCAAGCGGAACGGATCCCGGAAGAACGCGATCGTCTGCCTCTGAGTTCGAGCTGTTTTAGTCAGGAAAGTACGTCGCATACTTTCGACAATAGCCGTAAGAACTGGTTCGATTGTACGGTTCCAATAATTTAGCATAGCTTTTTCGTCGGCGGTTCCGTTCATAACCTCTTCGGTCAAACCGAGTTGGCCGTATAGCATCTCGGTCAGGTATTCGATCTGGGCCATCATGTTATTCTCGGCCGGACGATTCAACTGCGTGACCTTTTCAGTTCCGTCTGTATAGGCAATCCCGTACTGACTGCCTTTAAGCTGGAACTCAATGTCAGCACGGCGTTGTTCTGCCTGCTGTCGACGAGCCTCAGACTTAATCACATAAGGAAGCTGAATGATCAAATCAAGTTTTCCGGAAGCAGATTGAGTATCGATGGCATCTAGTAGCTCAAGCTTATTAAGCAAACGTTGAAGAGTAGAATTTGGTTCGTTCATAACTGCATACAATGGATTTTCGATAATAGCTACCGATTTTTTTTCCAGAGTAATCTCTTCTCGTTTTGCGGTCGCTTCGTTATACACGCTTACTTTTACGTGCTTGGGATACCAACTAATAATATCACCAACGCGAAGCGTAAGGATGTCATAGCTACTAGATTGTTCGGGATTAATCGATGTGTCGACTGGAACAAGCGCTGCGACACCTCTATCAAAAAGAGTTATGGCAATGTCCTGCCTAAAAGCGCGCGCAGCTTGATCGAGATTAGCTTCGACAGTCAAACAATTATTGAGCCCGCTATCAATATCTTCAATATATCGCTTCTGGTCGTCCAATTTTACATGACGCATATCAACGGAAGCAACGTCAATACTCAAGCGCGTATAGATCGAAGAAATCATAGTACGAGAACTAGGAATTTTAAGTCTAACGCGATCCGGTCTTGATCCGGTAGCTGATCCGTAGCTTCCGCCATTATACCCTAAACCTGAATCTGGGATGAATGGCCAAGGAGTATTTCGTTTTACATTTGATTCTTGATTAGTAAAAACGTTCCAGGCATGCATCAACGCATTGCCAATTCGTGACACATCTCACCTCCTTCCTCAAACTTATCCCCAGCCTTTAAAGAATGCAATGACAACCACAACAGCAATGATAATTACTGCAATATCAGAAATCCTAATTGAAACTTTTCTCATTTACTCGAACGCCTCCTTGTTAGCTTTGAATGCGATCCAAGCATCCATAAGCGCCGCGACGTTATCGATCTTCTCGTCCTGACGCTTCTTCAAAAGCTTGCGATTTCCATTCGTATCTTCTAGAGTGATTGCGTTACCCATCGCAAACGACATAAGAGCTTGGTCAAATATGAGGAGTCGTTCTTCACTCATTATTTTAAGTTCGCCAAGAGGAACAGATTCTGTTTTGGTCCCCTGAGGAACTTTCACAATACCGAATGGTCCATTCTCTGTCTCCCAGCGAGTTACAAATTCCTTCGCGTTATATGGATCGTATCCTAGAGCTCTGACCTCATACTCCGAAGCTAGAATAAATCGTTCAAGATCTTCGTAGACCTCCATCATGTCGAGAATAGTTCCCGGCATAACATGAAGACTTCCCTCTTTGATGAACTCCTCGTATTTCTGTCTCATTGCTGCTGGAAGTTTCATCAAAGTAAGTTCAGTAATGTAGCTCCGAGTTTTTATTCCGAATTTTTCGTGTCCTAACGGAAATAAAAACGTGAACGCACAAAAGTCATCGCCCTGCGATAGATCCGCTCCGAGCGCACATGGCATCTGCCAGAATTCTCTCGTTCGATGAGGAAGTGTTTCTTCATAAGTGAAGAAATAAGTGTAACCCTCCATTGGAATTCCGAAACGCTTAGCGAGGATGTCATTACGAGACGCTGGAGCCTTTTCTGCTCGCTCGACGTCAAGCTGGTAAGTTTCATAAGAAACAGTTGCTCCTAAATTTGGATTAGCCTTCAACCACATCGACGGATCTGCAACTTCTTCAATATCGTCCAGCTTGTAATGCCAGATTGAAATATGAGGCGCAAGATACTCGCCTTTAAGAATATCTGCAAGTTCCATTTTAATTGTATCACCTGAACCGGCACGAACAGTTCCTTCGGAACTCACAGCGACGATCAAATAATCCTCGAGTTTAGATGCTCCCTGCTCAATTGCACCAACCACATCTTCTCGAAGATCGCCGGACAACCATTCGTCGATCGTAGCGATCTTAGGACGCAGACCCTGAAGTTTATTGATCGCCATTGGACGAATCTCGAGCAAAGATCCCGTAAGGAAGTTCTCAATACCCTTTTTAGTCGCGGCCAATTTAACTCTATTGGCTTTCGAGCCTGTGGTATTTTGAAGAGATCCTTCCGTCAAGAATTTGAACAGCGGTCCGCGCGCGCGCGTGATAGCCGTACGAATCGGAGACACAACTTCGTCCGCTTGTTTCATAGTCGGAGCAGTTGTGACCTGATGTGTTGTCGACGTGTCGACATTCAAAAAGTAACTTTGAATCGCCGACTCGTACATCGACTTGGCTGCACCGCGTGCAACTATTAGATACTGTTTAAGTGTTAGGCGCTTCCGAATTAAACGTTTTTCGTAATGGCCACCATGGTTGTCTTTTGTAGGAATATAAACACTACGCTCTACAAAGTAATACCAACCAAAGATTTGCTCAGCCCAAAGTTTGAACGAATCTAGAAGATGTAAATCAGACCCGTCGGTTAACGTTAATTCACCCTCACAATATCTAATAAATCCTTCAACTGCTTCATCATCATAGTAGATATTAGGATTAGCGATGAGCGAATCAATCCGATTCATCTCCATTGAAATCTCGCGATTTACAGGGATTTCACCTCTTAAGACTGCATCGCGAAATTGACCATAGTAAATCGGCACCGCAGTATTAGATAGGCTCACGCTGCCTCCCTTAAGCTGCGGCTAGAAGTCCGGCTTTAATAAGTCCCTTTTTAACTGCAGCTGACGAAGCTGTGTTCGCTGCTGTTTGAGCCGAGCTTTTTCCCGTCTGTCCGAGAAGAGATGCGACAAATCGTTGCGCACGATTCTTCTCGCTGTACTGAAGTCGTTTAACACTCTGCTCGAGTTGAATTCGCTTCACGTACGTCTGTAGTTCTTCGTCAGTGAGCGCTTTCAGCCCACTCTTCTTTCCGATCTGACCAATCTCTCGAGCACGAACGGCCGATCTTGTCGCGGGGTGTCCTGCCCCACCCGAAGTTCTGAGACCACGTCCAGTTACCCGCGAATCTCGAACAATGACTTCCTGTGGACCTACCGTAGCCTTTCGGCGAACACCCCACTTCATTCCCTTGACACCGAAGTGAGCAAGGACGTCCTTTACAGCGTTTTTACCTGTGGTATTTCCCATTGCCATTTCTGATTCCCATTCATAAGCTTTCAAAGGGAATTCAATACCTTCGAAATCATCAGTCCAAACCGCGATTCGATCAAAGTTCACATAATAGATTCCAGGATAATCACGTTCGTCCTTTTTGGCAGGAGTTTCGGGATACCCTAGCGTAAGATGAGGAACCCATTCTGGAAATTGTTCGGTCGAATCATATGCTGTTCGGATATTAGGATTTTTAAGAAGGTAAGAACGAAAATTATTCACATCTTCGAAACCACTCCATTTAGATTTCTTGAAGAACAACACGTCGGCTTCCAGTTCACCCAATGTGCCTCGGCGATCGACGTCCATACCGAAACGTTTAAGTGACTGGCTAGCCGCGTGCTGTACAAAACCCAGAATATTGCTCAGATTCTGAACTTTATCTGTCTCACCAAGAAACAGAAGAGTCATATGGGCGATTTTCTCGCTAGAAATCTTGTGGACGTAGTCGTCTTCGGAAGGAATTGCTACAATAGCTAGATTAGCCATTTTAACCCCTATTCTTCTGGGGATTCTTCAGATTCCTCCGAGATAACACCCTGTCGAATCTGCCTAGCACGATTGTCGTCAGCTTTATGCTGCTGCCTTCGTTCGTGCTCTTCAAGTGCTTCCTGATCTCGCTGTCTCATCCGTTCTTTGCTCTCTACTCCCTGCTCTTTCAACAACTCTAGATCTTCAATTCCCACAATCTACCTCCTAAATAACTTCGCCGAAGGGATCGTCTACTAGAACTCTGGGAGGATCTGGATCAACCCACTCCGTCTCCTCCCGATGAGTATTCAAACGCCACTCAAGCTCTTGGATCTGCTTTTCTTTCGCTGCGATCAAATATGATGTTTGGGGGGGATCGAAGAGCATTTGAACCTTGAGAAAGATATACGATTTTACCGCGTTATACTGATGATCAACTGGCTCTTCTAGAATAAATTCATCCCAAGAGGTCGTATCATCTTCAATCATAAAACCTTCGACTGGGCCGACCCCGAGTTGGGTAAGAGTAGAGAAGGCAGTATTGATGTGCATCATAATATCTTCGTCGAATACCGTATAGTCTTGAGCAATCCCCAAAACTTTCTTAGTACTAATAAGAATGCTTGTTTCCATTACTTCTCGCCTTCCTGCTCGGTAATCCGTTCATAGGGTTTAAGTTTTTTCTTCTTCTACGGGCGTTTCGCTGGTAAAATTCGGGATAAGGGCTACCACCGATAACGCGGCAAGCCAAAGAAACCACCAAAAATCCCGAACTCCGAAGATAAGACAAAGAATAGTTCCCGTAATTGCGATAATCACCGTCCAAAAACCAAACATACGTCTATCTTCTGAACTAAATTTCTTAACCAGCCAATTAGGTGGTCCGTAGAGAAAACGTCTCATCACACATTATAATGCCGATAATGATTAATGTCGCTTCTATAATTGTAAGGATAATATCCCATTGGATAGTGGCCATGAGAGATTACCATTGGCACACCGTTCTTCACACCTACATAGACTGCTACGTGCGTAGGTGATCCGCCTGGGAATCCTGGCTGAGCTCGTGAGAACCCATAGAAAATCAGATCGAGAGGTTTTAGTTGACTGACTCCGGCTACACGAACTCCGTGATCAATGAGTGTTCCTGTATAGCCCAAGTGATCATAATCGCGACCATTTGGATCTGGAGCACCCGCTGCGTAATGAGTGTTCGTAGCAAAACCGCTACAATCCAATCGGCTAGGAACCCACA